GTCGTTGGATACTGCTTGAGCAGCCGGGCGAACCTGGGCGGCGATGTCGCGGGTTGCCGCTTCAATCTTCGCCTCGCGCTCGGCATCAGCCTTGAGGGCTTCGATGCGAGCAGCACGCTCGTTGAGCTCAGCGTTCATGCGCTGGTAGCTCTGCTCTTCTTCTGATGTGAGGTCGCGCTTTTCTGCTGCAGCCTTGTCGAGAAGGGCCTTGGCCGCTTCCCAAGCACGCTGACGCGCCTCGACCTGCTGGTCGATGTATTGCTTCATGTTGGTTCCTCCAGGGAACGTTGTTGGGGTCGCAGGGATTTTTTCTCCCGGACAGGCTCCTGAACCGGCACCTTCCTGCGGCTCCGCAGCGAAGACTCTTGACGAAGTCTAGACGAGCTTGCTTTGCAATTCAAGTTGCTTGGCGAGCAACGAAGTCGGAATCTGCTCCGGCTTCTTGCGCAACTTGCCAACGACATCGAGCAGCAGCGAAGCCTGCTCGTCGTTCAACTCCGAACCTGCTTCAAGGACGGTGATTGCGTCAGCCAATTTGTCGGCATCCGACGAAGTGCGTTCGGCCAGAATCTCTAGGCTGCGCACCGATGCGCTCGTCGCCTGGTATGCGGGGAACCCTGTCACCACCGACACTTCGTACAGGCGTACTTCTTTGAGTTCGCGCACCGAACCGTCATCGGACCACGAATCACCTTTCGGCGGAACCGAGAAACCGAACGACATCGAATCCACGTCGCCACGCTGAATCAGCGTGGACAAATCACGACCGATTGTCGTGTCGGGCAAGTCAGCCTCAACCTTCAAGCCACGATCGTCTTCCATTAGACGCAACGTCTTGGCGCGAGTCGTCGCAAGAAGCATCGACGAATCATGGTTGAGATACATGCGGATGTTGTTCTTTGATTTGAGTGAACGCTTGAATGCGCCTGGTGCGATTCGCTCAATGAACGGCAGCGGCTCCGAATCGGAGTTGAATACGGCGGCGTATCCGCTGAAAGACATGCCGTCACCGGCTGGACCTTGCCTGACCTCGAAGTCGTTGACTGTTAGCCGACGGGTCTCAATCTTCTCGGTCATGGATGACAATGCTAGTCCGTTGCGGAGATTACTTGTCCACGAACAATCTTGACAAGCGAGCCAACGTCACCAGATAACCGAGGCGGCCTTCCTCCTCGCGCACACGCTCAGCCTGGCGCTCGAACCACTGCATCGCAGGTGACGGATCAAGCGGGTTGATTCCCCACAGGTAGAACGCGACAGCACCAGCACCGGGGAACCCGTCGTTGTCGGCGTCACTGTTCTGCGGCGCTTCGAGGTCTACCAGGTGTCTTGCTCCCCAAGCGTTTGCACGAATGACTTTATCCTCGCTGATTCTTCCCGCAGCCATCTCACGGGCCTCACGAATAGTTCTTGCCACAAGACCATCACCACCGAGACCCTGCCCGTAATAATCAAGACCTTTGCGGGCCGCTTCACGGACGTAGGCGGGAACGTCGAACGAGAGCTGCCTGACGTAGTCGATCGGCGGTTCCTCGAAGTATGGTGCGTCTTCGTCGTTGACGTCACCTGCCTGAACTTCCTGACCGGGGTTGGCGTTCGGCATTCCGTCCACTGCCGCCCATGCGTTGCAGTAGTAGGCAGACGAAACTTGCGCATCCCATCTCACACAGTAGAACTTGTTGAAGTATTTGCAGTTGCCACAGTTGCGGTTCGCAGGCACGTCGGCGGTGACCGCTGGACGGTAGTTGTCGGGAAGTTCCCGATCTTCCATTTCGTCTTCGTCTTCGTCCTCGGGTTCGTCCTCTGGTTCCTCGAGTTCGCCGATGCGGGTCAGCGTCGAGAACTTGTGTCCGACGATGACATCGGTATCTTCCCATCCGCCCTCGACTTGACGGTAAATCTGGATTAGGGCCACCGGGTCATCTTCGGAGGCTTCCAACTCGAAGTCGGTACCTGGCACGCGCACCGAACCTGAGCGGAAGATTTCTTTGATTTCACCACGCGCACGACCACCCGAACTATTCCACGAAACATAATCACCCACCATCAACTCATCAGGGCGAGCACGCTCACCACCCGGCTCCATGTCCTCAGCGATACTCACCGCAACCATCTGATCGATAGCGGCCTGCTTCGTCGTATGGCATCCGATGACTTCTCCGTCTTCTTTCTCGACCGCCCAACCTGAGCAGTTCGGATTTGATTCGGAGATGAAGTACGGCATCAGGAAGTCTGCGCAATGTAACTGATGAGGTGACCAGCTTTGGTTGACACCGCGAAGATTCGTTCACCCGGATTCAAGTCAAAATCTATGCGCTCAAGTTTCTGCAACACGAGACCGAAGTTCGGCTTCACGCCCTGCGCACCGAGATACAGCGTGTCCGAGTTGTCATTATTCGAGACATGCAACTTCAACGGATTCGCCGATGCTTCACCGATTTGCGTCGCAACAGTACCAACCGCAACCGTGCCACTTGTCAGAGCCATGTTCTACCTCTCAGAGCATCAACAATACTTGCAAGTCGTCATCCTCAGCGACGAAAGTGACAGAACCTTCAGCAGTCGCTTTCACCGACGCAACGATCGGCGTGCAATACGCAAGCACCGTCTTCACATTCGGCACGACGATTTCAGGCACGACCTCGACGACAGGTTCAATCTTTTTGCGTCGCGGCTGATAGTACGGATACGGCCTGCCACCACCTTGAGGTTCCGGTTGCGGTGTTGGCTGTGGCGTCACCGTCCCTTCAGCAGAAGCCGTCAATCCACCAAGCGGAGCATCACCGACAGCATCAGCCGAAACGGCTCCATCTGCCGAAGCCACCACACCGCCCAGGAAACTCGTGGCGGAGGCGACCACAGTGATGACACCAGTTGCCGCCGATGTCGCTTCTCCGAGGCTGGCAGACGCCTCTGCGGCGATGCTGACGACAGCCTCAGCCGAACCGGCCAGTCCGCCGAGCGTGGCATCAGCCGAAGCCAGGATGCTGATGTCGCCCGATGCTGAAGCAGTGACACCGCCTAGCGGTGCATCAGCCTCACCGGTATCGGACACGATGCCAGTTGCCGAAGCCTCAAGTCCACCGAGCTGCGCTTCGGCATCGGCCACCACCTCGACATTGACCTCAGCAATCTCGGCGAGCAGTTCGCCGAGCGGCGCATCAGCCGTCGCCGTAATGACTCGTGTAACCGTGCCTGTCGCCGATGCAGACAATCCGCCGAGAGGTGCAGCCGCGGTGGCTGGTGTCGTGAACGTCGTGCCATCGAGGACGCCGTTGCCGTCGAGCGTCGACGTGTCAAGAACGAACGCTGGTGACGGACCGCCGAGCCCTACGTTGGCGTCATCGAGCTGCGACTGGTCGAGGTAGAACCGTGCGACCATGTCGCCCGCTTACGAGGCGAGCGTCAGTGAGACCGTGAGTGCGCCCGAAGAAATCGTGAACGTGTCGCCTGCGGTGTACGCGTTCGCGGTGATTGTTCCCGAGAAGAGGAAGTTGCCTGCTGAGATGTTGTCCCAAGCGGTGAAGTGTGTTGCGTCTTGCGAGCCTGCGATGTTCGTCCAGGTGATTGCGGCATCAGATGCGATCGAGCCCGTCGAGGCGGCTGCGAACGACGCCGCTTTGCGTGTCGTTTCGGTTGCCGCTCCACTTGTGCCATTTGGTCCTGGGTCTGAGACGTGCAGTTTTACATACACGGTCGCCACAGCGAAAGAAGTGTTGTTGCCGACCGCATCAAGCCATGCGTTCGCCAAATACGAAGAGATACCTGTTGCCATCAGCTTTCAACCCTTTCCACGATTTCAGTGATGCGACCGTCCTCGCCACGCACTACCTGGCGCACCACGGTGCGCTGTTCGGGGACGTTGACGTTGACGACTGTTTCTGGCACGTTGACGACCGGCGCGTCGACATGCACCGAAGGCGGTGCGACATGAATGACTTGCTCGGGCATGTTGAGATTGAGTTCGCGTGTCGAGTTCACTTCGTAGGCAGCCTTCGGGTCCACAGGGCTGACGCTTGCCAACGGCTGCAATTGCGTCGATGGCAGACCAGTGTGTTCGATGCTCGGCATGTCGAGAGCTGCGAGCACGCCAGCCGGGTCGAATCCTGCGAGCACGAGTCGTTGCGCGATTAGCGACTTGCGGTCGAGGTCGGCGAGGTTGGCTGCGGTGATGTCGATGTTGGCGAGTGGTACTCGGTATGCGTCTCCGCCTTCGATTGGTGACATGTCCTCGAAGCGGCGCACATCGTTGACTGAGAGATAGCCGTTCATCAAGCCCGACGAATAGGAGGCGTTGCGTGCGGCGATGTCGCCACGCAGAAGTCCTGCGGTGGTGAAACGGATGAACGCACGGCCCGCCAATAGGACGCTGTATTCGGACTCAAGTTTTGACAGATAAGGAACTAAAGAATGCTGCAGGAAGGAAAGTTGGTTCGCCTCTACGGATGCGTAACTCATCGCACCTGGCGTCGTCACACCGATCATCGACGGCGGGACACGGAAGATGCGAGCGATTTCTTCGACTGCGAACTGGCGTGATTCGAGGAATTGTGATTCGTTCGGGTCGACACCGGTCTTCTGGAATGTTGCGCCACCGAACAGGATGCCTGGGCGATGCGATCGGCGCAGACCTCTGTGGCCGTCCTCGAATGCGTCGACGAGGTTCTTGGCTTGTTCCCGTGAGAGGTTGCCGGGGAACTGGATGATGCCGGTCGTCGATGAGCCTTGTCCGAAGAATCGTGCGGCGAACTCTTCGAGCGCACGCGAGAGGCCGAGGTTCTCTTTGACGAGGTCGATGCGTGACTTGCCACGCAACTCGCCAGGCAGAACCAAGTCTTTGATGTGGATCATGTCGACGTCTTCGATGCGGTCCTTGGCGTCGTAGACGTAGAAAAGGCGACCTGCTGCATCGCGACGCACTTCGGTGCGCTGCGGATTCAGCACCGACAAGGCGAGCACTTCTCCCTCTTCGTCGCGGATGATGCGAGTGAAGCTGTTGCCGTTCAACAGGAGCGAGACGAGAACTTGCTGGAAGTGGTCGTCTTTGGTGACGCCGATGTCGGGTGCATCAAGCCACGCTGGGCGTGGACGGTATTGGAGACGCACACCCTCCTGGCGGATGTACGAATCAACAGGCAGTGACGCAATCGTGTCGGCGATGAGACGCACGCACGCATACACCGAACCAATCTTGAGCGAATCTTCCTGCGTGACATAGACGCCAGAGTTCGTCGTGAACGTGTAGCCGTCGCCGAGCGCGAACAGCGACTGGAACGAGATTGCTCGCTCTTCGTCCTTCTGTTGGCGTGTCGGTACGAGGCGGTCGAAAATCACTTGTCGTCACCTTTGACGCTTCGAGACAGGGCGAACGCGGCACCCATGCACGCCAATCCGAACACCATCGCCCCGAGGGCCGGTGACACGAGGAAGCCCGCCGCTACCAGCGACAAGATTCCGAGAAGTTCTAGCACGACAACGACCATCCTGACCTCCTAGGTTAGACGAACAATCGTAGTCACACCACGAAGAATCCAGGCGTCGGAGCCTCGACCGGTGTCGTCGTGGCCCGATCGGTTGCCATCGCCAACGCAATGACCGCGTCAATCTTGCGCTTCGACTTGCCTTTGCTCAACGTCCACCCGTTGTCCTTGACACGTTGCGCAGCAGACAGGACTTGGTCAGAGAAGATTGGGTTGCCGTCGTGCGCGAGTTTCTGATTCACGATCAACTCGTAGAGGTTGCCGCACGCAGGCACCATGCGTTGCGGTGACTGCGGATACTCGACCATCGGGAAGCCATCCTCGGCCAGAGCTTCGGCGGTGCGCATGAAGAATGCCGGGTCAAACGCAATCTCCTGAATGTCGTACTGCTGCGCAATCTCCCGCAGGTACGACTCGACAGCGGCCACATCAAGCACGCCACCCTCGGGCAACCAAATCTTCGCCCGCGCAACCAGCCGACCCTCGACACGCTGCACCAACACGACCGCTGTCGTGTCACGCTTCAACGCCATGTCAACACCAACCCACGTCGGCGCACCAGGCTGAAGCTGCAACTCAGGCTCACGACACAACTCCCACGCACCCTGCGGCAACCACGAATCCTCAGCAGTACGAACCCACTGATTGAACCGATACCGACGCACACTCACTTCGCTCGTCTGACGCACCGCAATCTCCATGTCCTCCATGTCCAACAGACCTTCGGCAAGATTCGGATTCGCTTGCAACCACGCATCACGATCATTCAGGTCGCAACCCTCCGGTGCTTCCCACCACCAGAATCCGAACTGCTCATCCTCAAGCTCGCCGCGGCACACCTTCTGGCCGTAGGCGTAAAGAGTTCCGCAGATGCTCGAGAGGTCATAGCCAGCGGTCGTGATAGCCACAATCTGCGGATCACGCCTCGCACCCGAACCGAGCGTCAACGCATCCCAAAGTTCCGAGTTCGGCTGAACGTGCAACTCGTCAAAGATGACCGTTGACGGGTTCAAGCCTTGCTGCAACTTTGCATCGCTCGACAGCACCCGGTAGACGCTGTGTGTTGAAGGCACCTCAATCGCATCTCGGTACACCTTGCAGATTCCGCTCAACGCAGGCGACTGTTGGACTTGCCACTTCGCCTCATCGAACACCACACGCGCCTGACGACGGTCACCAGCCGCACTGTAGACCTCCGCACCGTGCTCGCCCTCGATCAGACCGTAGAGCGCAATCAGTGAACCCAACAACGACTTGCCGTTCTTGCGGCCAAGACCAATCAGGCTGCGACGGTATCGAAGCAGACCATCTGGCCTGCGCTCATAGAGACTCTCAATCAACTGCCGCTGCCACGCAGTCAACTCAAACGACTGACCCGCCCGAATCCCTTTCGACACATGCATGAACGTCGACGCAAAATCCGCGACACGCTGACCGTCAGACTGCTGAAACTTCCTCGGCGTCGACCACCTTGGTGTTACGGCGACGGAACTGATCGAGCTCATTAGCAACCCTTATCTCGGCGAGACCGAGCCTCGCCCGGTCAGACGGTGTGAACCCCAACAACGATAGCCAAGCCGTAATCTGCGCATTCAGTTCCGACTTCTGCTTGATGAGCGGATGCGTCACCAACTGACCATTCGCCGTCTCATAGAACCAACGAGTGACGTCAGTACCCAGCCACTGCTCAATGCGAGCAACCTGGTCAAACGCCAGACACAACCGCTCGATGAGAGCTGCGTCATGCTTCTCGCTCAGATGCCTACGGCCTGCGTCCCAGAACATCAGCCAGTACGCCCGACCGAACTCGCTCAACGTCTTCGGTGGCTCAGGCAACTCGTCATCGTTCACCACTGCCAGGGCGAACTCAGGCACCGGCACCGCGGGCAGGTTCTTCTTGGACGGGTTCCCGTTGCGTCGATGAACCTCGATCGGCTTCGGAGGCCGACCGCTGCGTCGTCCGGTCTTGGTTGCCATCGCGGCACCACCCTAGCCCTAGTCCAAGTTTCCCGACCGCC